CCTGGCGGACCCTGGGCGTTCTCAGCCTGGCGATTCTCGCCATCGCCGTCGCTGACGTCGGCCCCGGCGCTTGGACCGCGTTCGGCCTGCTCATTGTCGGCCTGGGGCTGCTGCCGGTCGCGGGGATCATCAACGCCCGCCCCAGCGAACGGCTGCTGCCGCAGGAGGTCATGCGGCCAACCAGCGCAGCCGGCGCCGGCTACGCCATGATTTTCGCCATGATCGGCGCTTCAACCGTTTTCGGCGTCTATGGCGCCGCATTCCTGCAGACGCTCTGTGGCCTTGGGCCGCTCGCCGCCGGCTATGTCGTGGCCAGTGACTCGGTCGGATGGGTTCTGGCGGCGCTTATCGTCTCAGGCCAGCCGGACGAACGTCACGGCCGACTAATCGTGGCCGGCGCCGTCGTCATCAACCTGGGCATGGGGCTGCTGGCGCTCACCATCGGTATCGGCAATGCGGCGGCGGTCTTCGCCGCCGGCCTGGTGTTCGGCGCCGGCTTCGGACTTTGTTGGTCACTCACCAACCGGCGGGTCCTCGCCGCCCTGCCCGATGCCGAGCGCGCGATCGGCGCTTCGGCGTCACCCACGGCCCAGGCCATCGGCTCAGCGGCCGGCGCAGCCACGGCCGGCGCGATCGCCAACCTCTTGGGCCTCGCCCACGCCTTCACTCCGGCTCGCGCCGCCGCTCAGGCGCCCTGGCTGTTCGCCGCCTTCATTCCCTTGACCGGGCTGGGGCTCCTGGCGGCGATTCGCCTGGCCCGCCAGCCAGCTTCGCCCTCAGGCTGAGAGCCTGGCTCACCGCGGCCGCCAGATTCTCGTCGGTGGGATCGAACCCCGCCGCGACCTCTGGTGGGACGCCGCGAGCGGCCAGGTGGGGGGCCATGTGAGCCAGGATGGCCTGCCGCTCGGCGTAGGGCCGGCCGGCCAGGCCTTGGCCGACCGCGGCCAGGAGCTCGGCCTGCCGGGCCGCCGCCGCCCGTTGGTCCGGCGAGAGCGCCGCGAGCCGTCCGCTGAGGTCGTTCGGCGCCTGCGGGGCGAACGCGTTGACGGTCTGGGTCATTTCATCCTCCGATCGCGGGCGCGAAAGCGTTGTAGCTGGAGGCCCCGCCAGGGGCGCCGTAGCTCGTCTGTCCGGCGTATCGGCCATAGGCCTGAACGCCATTGTTGAGGGCGCTTCCAAACGCATTGCGCTTGCCACCGCGGCGTTGCCAGCGGCTGTGGCCGCGTTGTTGTTGTTCGTTGAGACTTGACCCGCATAGTTCTGCCCAAACCCGGCCAGCGCGTTCGCCGCGCCCTCGCCGGTGTTGGTCAAATTCTGCAGGTTGCCGACGTACTGCTGGCCGTATTGCTGCGCGAGGCCTGTACCGTAGGCGTCGAGCGCCTTCACGAGGCTTCCGGAGCCCAGCAGGCCTTGCGCCGCCTTGGTCTGGGCGACGCCGTTGAGGCCCTGGTTCAAGGCGAATTGATAGCCGGTCGAGTTGAGGTAGTTGTTGAACGCCTGATCCGTCGCCTGCGGATTGCCGCCCAGGCCCAGGAACCCCTCCAACGCGTTCTCGGCTGTGTCGCCGGCGTTGATATAGGGCGTCTCCAGCTTGGTGTTGCTCTGATAAATTTGGCTTTCCAGCGCATTGTTCTGCGCCGCGGCGCTAGCGGCGTCCTGGGCCGCGTTCCCGGCCGCGGACGAGCTGATCGCCGCTCCCGCCAGGCCCGCGCCGCCGATCACGAGTGCAGGGATGATCGCCGGCATCTTTCTCTCCTCCTGAACATCGGCGAGGCCTGCCATGCAGCCTCGGTCAGCAGCCATTGGCGCAATCGGCCAACCTGGCTCTCCCGCCAATCGCCCGCCGGAACGAAGCCGCTCGAGCGCGGCGGCCGACTTCGCGGGTGCTCGGTCTCAAAGGTGACGATGACGCGGAAGCCGCAGGCGAACACTGCCTCGGCCATCCGGCCGCCAGCGTCGTGGGCTTCCCTGCCCCATCCCTCGGGCGTGAACAGCGTGTGCAGCTCAGCCACGAATCCGAGCGGATCGAGCCGCTGGATCAGGAAGCCGCCGTGCTCGGCCGCAAGGGGAATGATTCGCTCATCCAGGGCCAGACGCCCAATTGCTTCAGCGGGAACACCTCGAAGTCCCTCACAAACCATGGGATGAGAGGCGATCTCGGCCCAAAACGCCGGATCGCGCTCAACGCGCAGGTCCGTCACGGCGCGGTCACCACATAGTTGAAGGCATCGACCGCGGCCCCCCCGGCCGTGGCGTCGGTGATGGTCACCGTGCCGCTCTTGGTGCTGCTGGCTCCGGAGTAGATGAGGAACCCGAGCCTATCGCCGGGGTTGACGGCGAACGTGCCTGTCCCGGTGATCGTGTAGTCGCCGGTGGGCGTATAGATCACAACCTCATACGGTGATCCGGTCCAACTGATGTTGAGGAGGTGCGTGCCGGTGAAACCGGAGACGGTCTCCAGGGTGTTGTTGCCGACCAGGTGACCGTAGAGGTTGCCCCAGGAGCCCGCGACCGCCCCGGTCGAGCCGCCGCCCCCCGTTCCCGGCATGACGTCCAGGACGCCGCTCATCAGGAGCCGCCGACCCCGGTCATGATCCAGTAGTCGCCGCTCTCCAGAATGAGGGTCACCAGCCCATATTGCGCCAGGGTGCGCGTCGAAGCTCCAGAGGCGACTTGGCCGGCGAGCGAGACGCCCCCGCCCGCAGCAGCCGCGATCGTCAGGGCGCCCGAGCCGATACAGCGCAGCACAATTGCCGTGCCGTAGGGAAAGGCCACTGAGGAATGGGCCGGGAGCGTATAGGTCGCGGCGCTCGATCCAGCGAACCGGATCATCTTGCCGGCGTCGTCCAGCACGAGCGTGTAGTTCGCGTCCTGCTCGTTCACCGGCATGCCGCGGAATCCGGCCGAGTGATCGCCGGACGGACCAATCGCGGTCGCGAGCTGAAGCTCGCCGGTCATGGCGCCGTTGGGTTGCCCCACGCCAGCAACGTTCAGCGGCGTGTAGCCGAGCGCGGTGAGCACGCCGGTCCACCCAGCCAGGGTCAAAGGGCTGACATAGACGCCGGTCGCTGTCCCTGCATTCACCTGCGTCTGTGTCGCCGCTTCCACATCGAGATTGGCCGGGTCGATGTCGGCGATGACGCCGCCGGTCGGCGTCTGAAGCTGGATGCGATAGGTGACCGTGGGACTGAGATAGATCGCGGGGAACATACCTGCGCCGTTCGCCACCACAGGGTTGCTCAATGGTGTCGTCAGGCCCGCGTCGGCGTAGACCGGCGTCGGCGTCGTGGTCGTGCCGGTCAGGTAGAACTGCAGCAGCGCGCCAGCGATCGGCGCGCCGTCGCCGTCCACCGCGACGAAGACCGGCGCGGGCAGGAGAACGCCTGTGGTCATGGTCTATCCTTGCGCGGGGGCTGCGGCGGGCGGCTGCGGCCACGACGAGCCGAGCGGCTGGTCGAGCGTGTTGCGGCCGCGCGCGCCATAGGTGCGGGCCATGATCGTTCGCCCAAGCTGATCCGCCGCAATCACATCCTGGCGCAGTTCGGTGTTCAGTTCGGCGGCGAAGACCATCGCCAGCATGTAGGGGAAGTAGGTCGAGACCTCTTCCGGGAACTCGATGACATCGGAAGGGTCGGTCCAATCCGCCTCTTCGATCCAGTCGCCGGTGTCGGGCCGATACCAGAACCGTGCGCTCTGGCCCGCGGCGTTGAGCGAGATGTTCCCCGCCCCGCCATTGATCAACCGGCCGTTGCCGCTGACCGCGCAGGCGTTGGTGGCGAACCCCAGACCCGCATCGATCACCCCGAAGCGGTTTCCGGCCCGCGGATTGAGCGGGGCCGTGACCGTGTAAGCCAGCCCCGGCGGAATCGCATACTCGCCGCCGTTCTCAGCCTGGACATCCGGGCTTCCCGTGGCGACGCTCTGCTGGGAAAGGCGCGCGCCGATCAGTGTCCCGAACCACGACGCCTTGAGATTATTGAACGCCGTCATGGCGTCGGCCATTTCCTCGGCCGTGGGCTCATCGCCCGATCCGAGCGCGCCCAGAAGGCGCATCATGCGGCTGATCGCATCGCGGCAGGTCATCGACATGGCTGGCCCCTCACGTCGTCACCGCCGCGCCCGAGCAGACGCTTATCCACGAAGCATTCGACCAGAAGACGGGAACGCCTGTTCCTGCTCCAGAACCCTCGCTTGGCTTCCGGCCGTCGAGCGCATAGGCCCAGTCGCCGACGGTCAGGCCTGAGGTCGGCAGGTTCGAAACCCCATCGATGGCCACGTAGAGCGTTACGGGGATATTGCCCGACATGTCGCCGCCAAGCTGGAGGCCGCCGGCGGCGATGATCTGCCGGGTCTGCGGGACGGCCGCGGCCGCCAGGCCTGCCGCAGCAGCCACGCCATCGCTCGCGGCGCCGCCTGTGCGATCGACAAGGCCCTTGATGACCCGATAGCCGTAGGGCGTCAGTTGGCCGGTCTGCGGGTCCATCCACTGCGCCGCGAAATCCGGCTCGGAAATGCGAACAGGCCCGACCATGTTCGGCCTCCGTAGATTCAGAGAAGGAGGGTCAGTTCGCCGGCCGCAGCGGGTTCAATTCCAAATGCGAGAATGCCACGTCGACCGACTCGGAACACCTGACCTCGATCAGGCGGCCTGGAGCTCTCATTTGCCCCAGGCGCTGCCAATACATGCGCGTTTTGTAGCGGCCCATGGCGCCCATCGGTGTCGCCCGCCAGCGGCTCCAGCGGCGCCCCATGTCGTCGCTGTAGCGCATCTCCACGAGTGGGTTGGCGCCTGGCGCAATGACGTTGCCCATGCCAGCGACGGCGTGCAGCACCAGACCGTCCATGCGCGGCCGGCCCTCTTCGATCTTGATGAACGCGTAGGCTCTGCGAACCAATGGTCCATTGGCATCGGTCCACGCGCCGACCTGGGCAAGCCAGAGATCGTTGGTCATCGAGTCGCCGATATAGGTTACCGATCCGCCGACAATCCCGGCCGCCGGCTGGTCAAGGGTGACCGCGACCCGCCCGCGAAACGTCTGCTCGCCCCAGCTCTCCCATTGCGACCAGAGGCCGCGATTGTAGGAGTCGCCGTAAGCCCCCTGGATGGTTCCCACGCGGGACACGTCGTAGGCGTAGGTTCCGATGCCAGGAATGGTAAGGACATAGAGTTCGTGGCCCTCGAAGGTCGCCACGAAAGCGCTCATCCCGGTCCAGTTCGCGCACTGCCGGATCTTGTCCTCGATCGACGACGATGAGATGCGCGTCGGCGTGTTGGAAGAACGATAGACCACGCCGTTGTCGCCCACCCAGAACAGAGCGTTGTCGGCGAAGCAGAGCGTGTCGCGCGAAGCAATTCCGCGCTGAAAGCCGCGGCCCTCGTTGGGCGAGAACGGCAACACTGAATCCGTCGCGTCCGTCGTGTCGGCCGGGCTCCAGAACTCCACGGTGCTGTCCGTGAAGAACACGAGCTGATCGTTGAGCACAGCCACCGCTCGGTTCGGCGCGGCGCTGTCGTTGTTGTTCAGGAAGTCGAGGCCAGTCTCATCGGTGGCGTCGCTGAGTTCGGAATACCACCAAGTCGCGCTGTCGGTGGCGCAGAACGCGAAACGGCCGGCGACATAGGCGACGTCGCAGACCTTGGGCAGCACCCCGTTGGCGATCGGCGTGAAGGTCGTTTCTGGCCCCTGCCAGCAATAGGCGATGCCCTCCGACACCGCGACCACTTGCGAAGGTTAGGCCGCGAACCGCACCAGATCATTACCCGGGATGGTCCCCTGGTTCAGGCCGCCGAGATAGACGGTGTTCCCGCTGACGGCGAAGATGTGGCCGTAGCCCACGCCCGGCTGGCAGAACGCGCCCCGCAACGGGCCAGATCCCCAATTCGCGCCCGTGACAAGTCCAGGGCGGCTGTATTGCACCTCGCGCAGGCCCACGTACGCTGCGTAGGGCCGCTCCTCGCGGATCGGCGTCTCCTCGCTCAGCAGGTTGACCGGGTGAACGTCTGGGAAGCCGAAGGCGCGCGAGAAGGCGTCAGAGAAGAACGGGATGCGCAGGCCGGTCTGCGTGCTGAAACCGTCAGAGCGGAACTGGGCGATCTGTGCGGCCGGCGCACTGCCCTGGCCCTCGATCCCTTGCGGCATGTGAAGGCCTCCTGTGCTAGTCCGACCGCATGTCTCTCGCCGACGCCCAAGCCAAGGCCGCAGGCGCCTTCTTCGCCGCTGCTGACCACAAGCTGATCGACGCCCTGGCGCCAGATCCCGATCTCTGGGTGCTCGAGGTCGGCTGCCGCACCGGCGCCACCGGCGCGCTCGCCTTGAGCTCCGGCAAGTGCGGGGCCTGGGTGGGCCTGGAGACCGATCCCAAGTCCGCGGCCGAAGCCATGTTCGCGCTCACCGACGTGATCGGGACCGACCCGGCGAAGGCGGCCCTGCCTTACGGCCGCGCCGCTTTCGGTCTCTTCATCATCGGCGACGCCCTGGCCGATTTCGCCGACCCGGCCGCCAGCCTGAAGGCCCTCGTCCCCCTGCTGCGACCCTCGGGCCGGACGCTGGCCAGCGTCACCCGCTTCCGCGAGCGCGAGATCGTGCGTCTGCTCAAGGGCGCGGGTCTGCGCATCGGTGCCGTCCAGGCCGTGGGCGGCAAGGCCGGTTTTCTCGGTTTCGGACGCAAGCAGCCCGAGCGGATCGAGGTCGTGGCCAAACGCTAGGCCTGCGACTCCGCGCCTCGCCCAGCCCCCCGAACACTGTGCTAGACGTGCCGAATGGGGGCGCAAAAGTCATCCAGCCGTGTGTTCGAGGCCATCGCCCTCGTCGCCCTGGCGTTGGGAATTGCGGCCCGGCTCTTCGCCCGGCCGCACGCGCCGCTCTGGATCGACGAAGCGACCTCGGCGAGCTATGCCGCCGCGCCCCATTTCCGCGACTTCCTCACTCTGATTTCGTGGGATGTGAACGCGCCCCTTTACTACGTGCTGCTGCGCGGGTGGGCGGGCCTGTTTGGCCTCTCGGACCCGGCGCTCAGGTCCATGAGCTTCCTGTTCAGCGCCGCCGCGCCTCTGGCCATCGCCTTCGCGCCGGTGCGCGGCCTCACCCGCGGCGAGCGCCTCACCTGGGCGGCGCTCGTCGCCTTGTGGATCCCAGGCATCGGCTACGCCCAGTCGGCCAAGGCCCTGGCGCTGGTCTTCTTCCTGGCGACGGCTCAAACCCTCGCCTTTGCGGCCCTGCTCGGCCGCGAGCGACCCAGACTCCGCGACGCCGCCCTCTGGGTCGGCCTCTCGTGTCTGGCCATCGAGGCGCACTACCACGACGTGTGGCTGGCCGTCAGCCAGGGCCTCATCTGGCTCACGGTGCGCCGGGGCGTGGCCGTGCGCTGCTGGCCCGCTGCGCTCCTCATCCTGCCGGTGTTCGCCGAAATCGGGGCCAAGCTGCCGAATATTGCCAAGTTCACCTCCCCGGGTGTCACCTGGTACGCCCTCGTGGGACCGCGCGATGCGTTGCCGACCGTCGCTCATCTTCTGGGCGGCCCGCTCTGGCTGGTCGCTCTGCCGGCCGTGCTGGCGGCATTCTGGATCCTCGGACGCCGCTCCGAGCCCGCGGCCTGGGAGGCGCCTCAGCGCGTTCTTGCGCTCACGGCGGCGGCGAGCGGGCTGGGCGTCGTCGCCTTCGCCGCCGCGGGCGCCTTTCACCCGTTGTTCAACACCCGCTACCTTGCTCCCTTCGCCCCCGGCGTGGCCCTTGGCGTCGTCCTGGCGTTGCGATGGGTCGCCCGTGGCGAAGGTCAAGTGGCTCAGGCCGCCCTCGCACTCGTCGCCGGGGCGATCTGCGGCCTCTGGCTGGCCGCGGGCGCGTATCACTTGGATTCGAACTTTGACGATCTCGAATTCGAACATGCGTCGCAGAGTCTGATGCAGGCGGGAGTCAGTCGGGTGGTCTTCGTATGGGACAACCCCATGATCCACGGCACGCACATGTGGCCGCTGCAGGCCGACGCCCTGGCCGGCTTCTTCTATCATCGGGCCGAGAGGCCCGTGCAGGTGATCCTCGCCGACGTCGGCGCACGCGACGACCCGAACACTACGTTGCTCGCCACCGCCCGGGCGCAACACGCCGGCATTATCTGGCTCTTCGACGCCGGCGTTCCGGGCACAGCGGCGATCGCTCACCCGCCGCACATCGCCGCCCTCGACCCCAGTTGGATCTGCCAGAACTTCA